CCAGCCAGTACAACCGCAACCAATGTACCAGCAACCTGTACAACAAGTACAATATCAGCAACCGGTAATGCAACAAGGTAATCAGTTTATCCAACAACCAGTACAGCCGCAAATGATGCAGCCTCAAATGGTTCAAGGATATCCTCAACCTGTTCAACAAGTACCGGCGCATTTGCAACCAATGGTATCCCAATACGATCCACGAGCAAACGGCATGTACATGGCGCCACAGAATCAGTTCTATGGTCAGCCACAACAAATGCTTCCTTTCGGTGGTCAGTCACCAATGGGACAAATGCAACCGTTTGGCGGTTATAACCAATTTAACCAACCTATGCAAAACGTAAGTCAGTTATTTGGTATCGCTAAACGATAAAACATAATGACTACTCTCCTCTACCCGATAAAGGTAGAGGAGAGTAATCTAGTGTTTTGGTTATTCAGATTATTATTTTTAGTTCCGAATTATAATAGGAATACAACTATCCTGCACTTCTACGAATAACCGTATTGTAGTAGTTGTAAAGTCTGTCGATAATTTCTTTGCTAGGAATTTTAATCTGCATCATATCTGCTCTATATTCGTCAGAGCTGTACAATCCATTGACTCGCATCGTAGCCCAGTGGTATTGTGGTTGTACACCAAGGAAACGCAGTAATCCTTCAAAATCATATTCCCAACGCGCGGCATCGATAGGTGCTACTGGAATGATTTTTTCAATATTATCACTGCGTGAAAGAATGGGGAGGTGGTCTTCAATCACCACTTTAAAATCTTCGTGACCGTATCCTGAGTCATCGAATGTATCGTTTAGTAAGGACATCTTAAAAAACCTTTCAGACATATATCATTATATTGCTATATAGCAAATTAAGTAAATTTACACATTTTATCCCAACCTTATTAAAGGATTTTTGAACATGAGTCATGAATTAAACCAGAATAGACTGGAATTGCGCGGCATGACCGCATTTAATTCATTTGGCGATACTGTATCTGCTTCTCGAGCGCAGATGCAGGCATCGGCATTCTCACAACATTACGTCATAAATGGCGCAGAACCTGACTCCATCCAGACAGGTTTTTCGCAGGAAGTGGGGAAATACACTTACTCTATCAAGACGGAACACAACATTCACAATATTGTAGCTATTGTGGATCGATATACTCCTAGTTCATTTAATGGAATTCAATACTCACCACAACGTGTCGTCATCTATCAAACATTTGACGAAGATACTAGTAAGCCACTATATGGTATTATTAATATCGAACGTGTTTGTAGTAACCACACTAAATTTGGATTCCCTTATAAACCAACACCAGATGCATCAAATATTCGTATAGGTGCGTCTATTCCAAAAGGAACCATTCTTTACGATTCTCCAGCTAAAAGACCAGATGGTAACTATTGTCCTGGTCGAGAATTGTTAACATTGTATTCTTCTTTAGAAGGTACAATTGAAGACTCTATTTTAGTGTCTAAAGACATTGTTAGTCAGATCAAAACCAAGGTATACGTAACCCGTACCATGGAGTTAGGGGAGAAAGAGTTTCCTTTAAATCTTTACGGTGATGATGATAACTATAAAGTGATTCCAGATATTGGCGAATATTGCCGACCAACTGGTGAAGCTTACGAAGGTATCATCATGGCTAAACGAGAATATCGACCTGAATTGATTCCAATTTCATTTACGAAGAAATCAACACGTAAATTTAATCCAATTACAGATATTGGTTTAGATGGTAATGGTGTTGGTGCACGAGTAATTGATATTATCGTTTATAAACAAAATAAAACCACTTCTGCGGTTTCTGATAAAGTATTGGCACAATTGAATAAGTACGCTGATGCTTATAAAGAATGGTGCGAACGGATTTTACATCAGTATAAAACAATTCAAGCAAACAACCATGGTGCTGCTGAATTTACCGATGAGTTTGATCAGTTGATTCGTCACTGCATGGCTATTTGTAACGAACCTATTCCTGATACCAAAGGTAAGTCATTACCTATTCAAAAAGTAGGTAACTTCAATCGTAAACTGGACGATATCGTAGTTATTGTCAAGACAGAATACGAGAAAGAATTAGGTATTGGTTACAAAATGACTGATCAACATGGCGGAAAGGGTGTTGTCGCTAAGCTAATCCCACCTGAAGAAATGCCGTATGATCCAGTAACTGGTTTGAGAGCACAAGTAGTAATTTCTCCAGAAACAACCAATAACCGAATGAACTATGGTCGGATTTACGAACAAACGTTGAAAACTTCAATGCTTGAATTGAGACAATGGTTGATCAATAAGACAGGACTTGATGAGAAATCTCCTAATCTGAAAGATTCTGTTATTCATCTTCCTAAAGAAGTACTGCAAGAATGTTTTGACCGTATTCAAAGATTCCTTGAAATTACAGTTGATAAACAATTCCACTGGTATAAATCTTTAGACTTTAAAGATAAGACTATTGATCTTTACCATGTGTTAAAAGAGAAATTCTATCTTTATCGACCAGTAGATAATCCAAATCCATATTTGGAAATGTTTGATACATTGTCTAAAGAAGGATTTTTATCTCCTCCACGTAAGCTTAAGTATTTTAATCCTTATTCTGGTAAAGAAGAAGAAACCACATTAGAGCATCGTATTGGCCCTAATTACTATATCTTCTTAGAAAAGATTGGTGATGAAGCAGCAGCAGTATCTACAGCAGCTACTCAACCAAACGGCATCATTGCCCCGATCACTTCTAAAGATAAAGCCAGAAGTCATGGTGCTCGTAGTCAAGCAACTCGATTCCCAGCAGAATCTGAAATTCGTTGTTTGATTTCTGGCGCACCATCAGGTATTGTAGCAGAAATTCATGACCGATCTAATAATCCTACCGTGATTGAATCGATCTTAGAGAATATTTACTCGTCCGATAAACCAACCAATATCGAATCTGTAATTGATCGCGATAAATATCCTCTTGGTAATAATCGCTCATTGAGTATCGTAAACCATATCTTCCAATGTAATGGTTATCGTTTGGCTTATAAACCTTTTGATCCATCTCAACAATCACTGTCTCAGCTAGACCCAATTACAGGTAAACCGATCATGTTGATTGAGAATGATGAGGAAGAAGAAGTTAAGGTTCAGCGCAAGACCAAAACAGAAATCATCTTGGAAGGTATTGATGCTAGAGAGTCATCTAACGAAAGTGATGATGATGATAACGATGACGATAACGATCAAAATGAAGATGACGATATCGGTATTGTTGAATATGATCCTGCAGCAGATTAATAGATTAAAACGGAGTGAAACGTCATGCAAAGATATTCTGCAAGAGCTGTATTGAATGCAAAACCTGTAGATGTATTAAACAATTTCCGTGGTAAATTTGAATTGGTATTTGATGATGGACAAGTCATTGAATCAACCGGAATGCAGTTAGCCATGTCTCGTTATGCTTGGGAATTGAATAAGAAGTTTCCTAATGTAGGATTATATGCTCGTCATCACATCTCTACATTCATGAAAGAGGATACTGATTTTAAACCCAGTACGATTTTGAATTTAAATAGTAGCATCATGACCGATATTTGGGATGTGTATTATCGGAACAACAATACAGATGCTATTAATAAAATGCAAGATGAATTATGGCAAACATTTATGGATATCAACAATGCTATCTTTAATGATGTCATGATTCATGGTGCTCAAAATCACGCAACCATGAATATTGAAGATATTCTAGAAATCATGCTGGATAAAGAGATATTGGATATTGAGAAGAAATATCCAGTCAATCACGAGACAGTAATCGATCCAGGATATGTTCCTGGTATCTATTCTCGTAAAAAGAAAGTGATAGATCAAGATCGTTTTCGACAAAACAATATCTCTATTCTGTTAAGGTCAGGATCGATTAAAGCACAACAGCTTTATCAATGTATGGGTCCTCGCGGTTCCTTAACAGACATGGATTCGTCTATCTTTAAACATCCTATCGATACGGGATTCTTCCATGGTTTAAAAGATATTTATCATGTGTTGATCGAATCGCGTACTGCAGCATTGGCTTTGAATAACCAATCTGGCCCATTGAAGTTTACTGAATACTTATCACGTCGTGTTCAGTTGATTGGTATGGAGTTAGCTCGATTACATCATGGTGATTGTGGATCTAAACATCATTTAGAAATTCAAGTACGTGGTGAACGTCAAGGATCGGTTATGTCCGATCTACGTTTGCTAGAAGGCATGAATTATTTAGATGAAGAAACTGGAACATATCGTCCAGTTCGTTTAAAAGATACTCATTTGATTGGTAAGCGTATTAAAGTACGTACGGTATTAGGATGTAAACATAAAGATCCTAATGGTGTATGTTCTACTTGTTTTGGTGAAGCTTCTCGTAATATTGCACGATATCGAAATCTTGGTCATTATTGCGTTATTGCATTTACCCAGATCATTACCCAAATGGTATTATCTACAAAACACCATATCTCATCTGCAACAGCATCAACCGTGCAGTTGTTTGACAACGCATTGAATTATTTAAGAGCAATTCAAGATGGTTTAGGTATTGGTATTCGTCCTGATATTTTAGGTAAGTACAAATCTATTAAATTGGTATTGCCTGAGGTCGTATTTGAAGGATTATCTGATATTCGAGAAGTAGAAGATACCAATATCCTGTCACCACGAAGAACAAGTCATGTTAATCGTATCTTGTTAAGAATTACAGACAAGAAAAATAACGTAACTGACGAAGTTCTTGATGTTGTATCTATTCGTGATGAAGGTTATTTATCTGCAGATATGTTAAAACACATGAAAGAGAAAGGATGGACTGTTGATAGCGATGGTAATATTGAAATCGATATTACCGAATACGATCCAGAACGTTCGATTATTGAAATCACTCCGAAACAGTTTGACATGTTTGCTTATTCTCGTGGTATTGAGAAGATTCTTAAGTCTTCCGTAAAAGATATTAAACGTCGTAATACTGAAGTAACTCCAGAATCATTCTTAATGGAACTGGTAGATGTTATTAATACTAAATTGGAAATTAATCTTTCCATTTTACAGATTGTAGCATATACCATGATGTGTACAGATCCTTCTAAGAAAGATTACTCATTACCAAAACCACATACAAACCATGCCGTCGGTACAATGGATCACTTATTGATTGGGCGATCTTTATCAGCAGCCCTATTGTACGAGAAACAAACACAAATCTTGTCTTCAGTAGATTCGTTCTATTATACAAACAGAACGGACTCACCAATGGACGAATTGTTTGTTCCTAATCAAATGGATTTGAAATACCGTAAGGTGTAAGTAAATGAAGAGACTCCCTTAACGAGGAGTCTCTTTTATTTTTATTTTTTAAAGGAAATTAACCATGGAAAGAAAACAACAAACCGTTATCTTCTTAGATATTGATGGTGTATTACAACATGATGCCTATCGTAGATATTGTTTAAGAAGAGATTGGAATTATAATTGGAGAGTGGATCCTACTTGTTTGCTTTTACTAAAAGAGATTCAGGAACAACATCCTGAAGTACAGGTAGTGATCTCTAGTAGCTGGAGAGTGAATAAGATTAAGTCAGAGTTTGAACATTTGTTTAGACAATCTGGATATGAAATTAATATTCACAAAGATTGGAAAACAGTTAATCACACTCATCCAACCTACCAAGACTATTACAAGTACTGTAAATACACAGAAACATTCACTGACGAAAAGTATCGCCCTAAATATGGTGATAACGGTTTTTATTTAAAAGAGTTTGAAAAATTAGAAGAAGATGGTAAATTACATTATCGTGGATGGCAAATCTTAAAATGGTTAGTCGATCAACCGGATGATGTAGACACACGCTTCTTTATTCTAGATGATTCAAACGACATGCTGATGTTAGAACCAGAACTCATCCACATTAAAAATGGTGAAGTGAATAATGGTTTTACACCGGCTCATCAAAATAAAATTTTAGATCTTTTAAAAGATAATTTTGAAGAAGGTATGTATAAGTACGTAGGTTCTCGTTATTACTTTCTTAAAGATCGGTACTTACATCCAGAAAATTATTAAGTTTCATTCAGAAAGGATATTTAATGGAACCCATGAGAATAGAAGCTTATCCTTTGCAGTTTATTATTTATCCTAGAAATCAACAAGACATCGAATTGATTCGATTATGGTGTAGAAACTTTATTAGGGTAAATACCTATTGGGATAAGCGAAGAAAACAGAAAGTTACGATTCCTGTCGCAGCTTATGTTTTCTTTAGTAAAGACAGAAGTAACATTAGAGCAATGAGAACAATGCTTCCTGATTTCATTGCTCATTTAAACTTAGCCAGAAAAGTAGAAGGTAAAGATTTTATCATTGAAGAGAAATCTCTGGATATTAAATTAGTTGAAAATAAATATCCTGAGGTATTAGACCACATTAAACCAAGAGGTGAACAAGGAGACCTCATTGAGTTTATTACCAAAAACCACAATGGTTGTTATCTGATGGCTTTGTTTACAGGTGGTGGGAAGTCTTTAAGCTCGATTATGATCTGTCAAAAGCTCAAACAGAGAATGGTCTGTATCATGAGACCAGGCTATCATGGTGAACAAACAGAAGATTCTATATCTGGTTGGATAAAAGAATTTTCTAAATCTACAAAAGTAGATCCTAAAGATATCTGTACCGTATCTGGTAACAAAGAATTAAAATCCATTATCAATCTAGCTTTAGCCGGTGAATTACACTATAAAGTTATTCTTATTTCTAATAAGACTTTGCAGTATTACGTTAAATACTACGAGGATTATTCTGAAGAAGAATTCAAAGATTTAGGATTTAATGCAACGCCTATGGAATTGGGTAAAGTATTGGGTGTCGATATCGTATTTGTAGATGAAGTTCATCAAGATTCTCATTTCCAGTGTAAGTTGATTACTTACTTAGGTGTGAATAAAATGGTGGGCGCAACAGGTACGATTAAGGCTTCTGATCCATTTGTGAATAAGATGGCAGCTTATGCTTATCCTGTTAAAAATAGGTACATGCAAAAGAACATCGAGCCTCATGTACAACCAACAGCATTTCATTTTAAATTTGATAAACCATTCATGATTCGATCTGATGGTTTTAGAGGATATAACCATATTAATTTTGAAAAATCTATTCTTAAAAGAAAAGGTTTAACAAGACAATATTTTGGAATGATTGATAATTTGGTATACGATAGATTCTTAACTAGATTACCATTAGATCCAGAATATAAATGCTTGATTGTGGTTGCTTCTATTAACATGGCTCGAGCATTAGCCGCTTATTTAAAAGAATGTTATCCAGAACTAGAAGTGAATTCATTTGTTGAAGATGATCCTGATTCAAATGCATTTAATTCTACGATTTGTGTATCTACTCATCAGTCATCAGGAACTGGTTTAGACATTCCTAAGTTAGCAGCAGTATTCATGACTGTAGCGATTGGTTCTGAACAAACCAATATTCAAGTACAAGGTCGTTTACGTAAGTTACCTACAGAAGGTGCGTTACATGACTTTGTTTACTTTGTTTGTGATGATATCGATTCGCATCGTAAATACCATTACGATAAAAGGGATAGGATCTTTAAAGGAAAACTATTGCCAGTAATCGAATTGGATTCAGGAATCGTATTAGAAGTATAAGTGAATATTACTCTCTACTCCTTAATTGGAGTAGAGAGTAATTTATCATTTTATTTTACTTCAAATATATACTATTACCATGAACCTGATAGAGAAATCTATCGTAACAATTGATCAACCTTTGTATAAGGATATCCAAAATGAAAATCTCAACTATGTTCAAAATCTATAGATATGCGAACGCATTTGCAGGCTTCGGCTTGCCAGGTCTTTTAATGGAAGCTGCAAAATCTTCTGTAAGAAAAGAAGTAGCTTTCCAGTTGTCTAATCTTACTCCGATTCCTGAGTCTGAGACTAGACCTGAAATTGATTTCTTTACGGTTGTTTATCACAACCACATGGAAAAATAATTTTTCTGGGGTTATGGTATTTAATAAATACCATTTAGATAAAGAGTAGTGAAAACTACTCTTTATTTTTTTTTTATTTTAATATAGATTATTTCAAGTATATACTATTAAAGTGATCCAATGAGAGTAATCTCATTTCTTTCTAACTTTTTGTAAAGGAATAAAAAATGAAATTAGGTAAATTTGCATTGTTGTTTATCGCTACAGTAGCTGCAAAATTCTATATCGAGTCTAAAGGTTCGGTAGCTGAAAAAGAGTCCAAGAAAATTGGACCTCTTGATTTGTAAAATAAACTAAAGAAAGGACAGTGAAAACTGTCCTTTCTTTTTTTTTGATTTATTTTTGACTACGATAAGCTTTCAATACATCAACCATATTCTTAGCATGGAATAGTTTACAAGCATTCTCAACTGAATTAATAAATCCAGCACTAAAATTAATACCTGCTTGTCGACGATCCAATTCATCCACTCCATCAATACTAATCAGTTCTTTGGTCATGGTTTCTACTGAAGTATTCATGGTAAGGTTAGAATAAGGATAAGATGATGTTACGTCAATGTCTCCACTATCTTGATGCACATTAGTGTGTAATAGAGGAGCATCTTCTAGATTATTCAAACCAGGTTCTACCAATAAGTCAGCTCGCAAAGTAATAATCCAATCATCCCTACCGATAAGTTTATTATCTAAAGGAATGACGCAGTTTTGACCACCAGTGCCATAAGCATAACCATGCCCTAAATTAAACCAATGCATATGGTTTGCTAATCGCTTAGGTTCAGATTCAAAATCCTTATAGTCGCTATATTCACAAGACGAAACCAAAGTATGGCAAATATCTAATGTTTGTTCGTCTAAGTATTCTAATGCAATACAGTCGAACTTATTATAGATAACATACTCGTAAGGATACTTGGTTTGCATGAAGATATGCCAATCAGGTGTACCTACTAAATGGTTAGATTCTTCAAACTTCAATTTACGAATACGGCTATTTCGTTTTCTTTTTTCAATTTCTTTTTCAGACATCCCTGGTTTAATTTCATCAGGAAATTCACGAGAAAGAATATAGTCTAAAGAATACTTAGGTAACTTACCTTTGTGTTTACGAGAACCATAATAGAAACACATGGAATCAGCAAATACAAAAGAACTAGGACAGAATACTTGAGGCCACTTTTCATAGTTCGCAAATGTCTTCCATACGCCTTTTTGAGACATACCAGACTCACGACCAGGATTATATCTAAAGAATCTAAAATCGCGAGGTACGGATGGATCCGACAATAAATCAGCAGGATTGATATTAGCTCGTCCACAAGCTTCTATTAAACGAGAGATATCGAAGTCCATGTTCCAAGCCGAAATAAAATCAGGTTTCAATTCGTGTGCTCGTCTAAACAAGATCTTCAATACATCAATCTCGGAGTCAGCCACATAAAACTCTTGTTTGATGTTACGGTCTTTATTAACCTCACTTAAGTAGATATTATCGTATTTATAAAGATCATTGATGATATCTTCTTTAGTCTTTTGTGGAAACTTTTCTTGAATGAAATATTTATCTACTACGGTAATTACTACATCTTTAAAAGACAATGTAGCCATTTCAATCCATTGCCATCTTTTCTTATCTCGGATGTTGGTCTCTACGTCGAATGCAGCTACGTCTGCTAATTCCTCTGTATCCTTAGCGTATTTAGATTGATTGTATTTGAATTTCAATTCAGCAGAAGAAGTTAAGTCAGTACCGAACACATATGGATCTTTTAATAAGTCATTTGGATTAGGTGGTAAAAATTTAATATCTAATGCTCTAGCAGCTTCCTCTGCCATTCTACGACGAGGTGCTTTTACTTCATCGCAATCCGTTAAAGGAAATCTTTCTTTTTTCTGTTTATAATGCCTGTTCTTTCTATTTGCTACCCAAAAGGTTTTGTTGAAGTCTTTAATCAATTTTACTTTTGGCTCTTTAGTACCATCGTCGTAATAATCAGTAACTTTAACTAAATGTAAATCAAAGTCAATATGTTTAGGATTTTTACAGTACACTACATTACGGCACTGCGTTCCTTTTAATTCCGCCATTGTTCAATCCTTACTCTATGAGATTAAGCCATTTTATATACAAAGATAGAAATACTTTTTCATACGTTTTATCTTTGGTGTAATTATTTTAAATTGTTTGTAAGAAGAATAATTAAAATGAATATTTCTAACTTAAATAATCTAGGGATGCCAGAGGTTTCCCAAGAACTTATGTTGAATGAAGGAAACTGGACTAAAGTAGATTCAGATCTATTTCCTGAACTAATCGATCACTTTAGATGGATTAGGCGTAACGTGCATCCAAGAAAGTTATACAGTGATCCAAAAGTAGCAAAAGGCTTTAAAGATATTATTTTTAAAAATACGGGTATTAATATTGAGATAGGAACAAACTACCATGATTTTGGTGTTATTCCTCCTGATATTAACAGTAACAGTATTTTGATTAAACCTAAAAATAAGCAATACTATACTAACGAAGAGATTCGTAAAAGAAGTGGTGAGGTTAGAGGATTTATCGATCTTAAAAACTTTAGAGTATCTGGGGATTTCAGTTTGATGAAATCTACTCTGTATATTTCTCCAGAATTGATTTATGGTAACTTCTATAAAGCATCTAATGAGGAATTAGCGGCAGCAGTTTGCCATGAGATCGGTCATGTATTTTCTTATTTTGCTTTAGCTGCTTATACTTACTCTGCAGTCATGCCAATGATTGGTATGGTTAATCGTGTTCTTAAAACAAACAATACTGAAGAATTAACAGTTGTGTTAAAAGAATGGAATGATGAACCTACTAATCTGACTACAGTCGACGTTAAAGAACTCTCTAGTAAAAATAAAGAAGTAGTCGTAACTGCAATCGTAGGTAATTATACTCGTGATTTTAAATCCATCATGAGACATAATGCATACGAGCAAATTAATGCAGAATACTTAGCAGATAAATTTGCAGCTCGTGTAGGTGCAGGAGCTTATGTAGTCTCTATGCTTGATAAGATTTATAGCGCCCACGGTACTCGTGCTAAAATGTCTTTAAAACAATTCATCTTTAATGAGTTAATGCTTACTATTCCTCTTGCTTTCGGTATCGCTCTTAATGTAGCTGTAGGTTTTGGTGTTATTTCTGCAGTAATTGTAAGTGCGATTAACTATATGTTAACTTTAGCAGGTCTTGGTTATACCAATAATTCTGATGGTACTTACGATACCGAATTAAACAGATATCGTCGTATTCGTGAAGACTTGGTATCCATGTTAAAAGATAAGAAGATCGATACTGCAATTGGTGCTCGTATTCGAGCAGACATTAAGCAGATTGATAATATTCTTAAAGACTACAATGAATACAAGTCAGTAGTTGCAACGGTATTAGATTACATTATCCCATCTCGTCGTCGTATTGGTATTCAAACAGAATACTATAGGGAATTAGAAAAACTAGGTAATAACGATTTGTTCGTTAGTGCTTATGATTTAAAACAACTTTAAAAAGGAATTAAATAATGTCTATTCAAGAAAATGTTCGTCAGTTAGCTCAAGAGATTTTCCCTGGTGAAGGTCGTTCTAAAGGTTTGGCTTTTGCACTTGGTTTGTTCTATGGTGTTACTGCAGCAAACTATGTAAAAGCAGAATCTAATAACGCTCAAGAAGTATACGAGCAAAAAGTAGCAGATCTGTATATTCCAGATATCTCTGAAATTAACAGCACTGTCGTATTTGATGTCCGTCTGGCGGTTCATGTTTTCCAACATGCTTTCTTAGGCTTATACGAAACTCGTGTTAATCCTTTCTCCGTTAAGAAATCAGCAGACAGCCTCACAGAAGCTGTAGTTGATTTTTCTAACTATTTTACTTCTGAAGAGAATGAAGTTTTCAACCAGTATCGTGAACCTATCCTGAATATGTGTTCTAAACTGAGTGAAGTTTATACAGTTCAGGAACAAGAAGAGGCATAAGCCATGTCACTACTCAACTTAAATTCTCTTGGTGATACTGAAGTATCTAATGAGTGGGGTTTAAGTCATGTTAACGATGTTAAGAATGCGATTGAAAAAGAAGCACGAAACGCATCAGTAACCATGACTGTAGACAAGAAAACTCGCGAAGAGTTAAATCGTGAACACGATGAAGAATTGGCTAAGAAAACTGAAGAGCAAGAACGTAAACGAGAAAACCGAAATCAAGCAGTACGCGATGCTGCTGAAGGTTTGGTAAATGCTGCAAAAGCAACAGGTCGTGGCATTAAGGAAGTTGCGCGGATTGCTTATAATCTTGCCTTAGGTGAAGATAAACAGAAATCTAGCGACCATCCTAGTAAATCAAAAACAGATGTAAATGAATAAAGAACTACTCCTCTATCCTTAATTGGATAGAGGAGTAATCTTTTAGTATTTTTTAATCATTGCCAGGTCAATATCTTTAGGATCTAAACCTGTTTTATCGGAAAGGTATTTTACTCTTAACTCATCAAGTTTACGTTCATCTTCTGCAGATAAACCAATGTGTTTAGGAATAAAATGTTCCCCTTCGATATAACTAAGCGGATCATCCTTTTTATGTAATAAATCACTAAGTTGCATATCTTATTCTCTTACAAAAGTGTTTTAATAAATATTTCATAAGACTATGAGTGAAATCCAATATAGCTATATTTCATTTTTTATTCAAGAAAGGACAATGACATGTCTAAATACGGATGGGATGACGAACCTATCGAAACAAATCCAGATGTTGCCGATACTGTAGAAAACACAGTAAATACAGTAGATGATCGTGCAACTCCTAAGATCGAAATTGAAGAAATCCTAAATGTCCCTGAAGAAGCCATTAATAAGGATTATAAAGTACTGAAAGAAACAGAAGCAGTAGAAGAAAAAATCGAGACTCTAGAAGCAACTCAAGAGTCTTTGAGACAAATCTACAAACACATCCAACAAACAGGAAAAGTATCTGTAGGTACGCATCACGATTTGAAAGAATTGGCACCTGATATTTCTTTAGAATCAGCAAACATGTACACATCTATACCTTCTGAAAACCAAGCAGAAGAAACAGAAGTAGCATTGCGAAATACCATCAGTGCTAATGAAGTAATTATGGCTGGCGTAGCTGGCGATCTTCGAATTACGGCGGCTAAGAATTTATTCTTCGGTGGTGATAAATCAGAAGCGGAACGTTTGGCTTATATCGATAAAATTATTGCTCAGGTAGCGGATGGTGGTTTCAGACGAGATCAAGCCATTAAAGCAGTGCGAGATGCTATTGTTAATTTTGTTCGTGATATTACGAGTAAAATTGAAGTTGCTAAAAAAGATCAAGAAGCAGTAGCTGGA